TGATGCATTGGTATGTAGACCGATATGATCTTTCACGTCTTCTGGGGTGATTGGTCTAGGTTTCCCGTTGAAGTTTAACCATGAACCGTGAATCGTTTCGATCATGTAGCAGCGGGTGTAGAACTCTTTCCAATTGTCTTCGGTGATTTCGTTCATTGCCACTGACATGGTGCCCCAGATTAGAGCGTTGGTGATGGGCCAGATAGCATCGTCTTTGTAGTCTGCTGCCACTTTGGTTAGATCATAATTTAAAGACATTGTCTTTCCTTTCTAGTTGATGGGTGGGGACCGAAGTCCCCAGTTGATTAATCGGCAAGTATGGTGAAGCGTTTGGTCGCTGTGTTCTTGCAATAGTTTTTCCAAGAACGGGGTTTGTTTTCTTTCCACCATTGCAGGTTCGGAACCGTGGTGCGGATGCTGACTGACCAGATCGCCCAGCCATTGGCTACCGCGTCGAGACGCAGCTGATCACGCTTGCCTTGAAGTTCTTTGATCTGGGCCTCGATGTCCGCGATCTGTCCTAGTGTTTCATGTTTAGTCATTGTCTTTCCTTTCTGGTTAAACTGTAACGCTTGTTACAAGTAACAAGTTAATCATATTTTACATATAGTCAATAGGTAAAATGCAATTAATTACAATTTATTTAAACTATTTTCCAGACAATGACAGCAGCTGACCGCTGCAATGCAGCATGGTTTAGGGGTTACTCCGCCGCATCGCAGCATAGCAAATGCTGATCGTCGACCCCCCATCCCCCCCTTTGGCGGGTGCGTCGCGCATGTGCGCGTCTATATTATTGGTTTCATAAATTCATTCGGGGGTAATTTCATTGGACTTGTAGGTAAAACACAAGTCACTTTTCCCTCCCTAAAAATCTGGTATGTATTTTCATTTGGGATTCGTGTATCGTGGACCGAGAGCCTAGAGTTTTGGTGAGGTTGTTGTGGCTGATTTGATTAAAGAACCGCTGTTTGATGTTGGTTTTTTTCCTGGGGAGAAGGAGCTTAGGACGAAGGGTCAGCAGTTTTTGAATTTGTTGGCAGCGGGTGATCCTGTGGAGGGGATTCATCGTGGCATGGCTGCGAGTGGACGGGCGTTTGATTCTGATTTACCGCCGGAGGAGAGGAAGGCTGCTGCTATTGAGGCGACGGTAGAGACGTTAGTTCCTGTTGGGATGATGGGTATTGGGGCGTTATTGAAGCAGCCAGCGAAGGCTGCATTATTGGATATATTGACGTTGACGGGTGCTCCGAGTTCAATAACTGAACAAGGTGTTAAAGTTGGCAGCGGTATTCCAAAAGTAGATATGATTCAAGGGTCCCCTGCGGGTATATACAATCAAACGGTGACACAATCGGCGGTAGATCTTATAAACGAACCTCCTTTTGGAGAGGGTTTTGCAGAAAGGTTAAGGGAGGTTGCTGCTGAAAACGGTATTGCGGTAGGTGATAGGACTTTTATGCCTATGAACGTTTATACAGAACTTGCGGATAGAGTTAACAACCCTGATTTTAAAGTCGTTGATCCGAAGGCTGATAAGACTGTTACTCGGTACGAGAAAGGGGGTTCAGTAATATTGGACAGAGAAGCATCTGAGCAGATGGGGGACATTGAGTACGGGGTTGCTATGCAGTCGTACTTGCATGATCCGTTGTCGCGGTTGGGTTTTGATCCGAAGAAGATCCGTGTAGGTGATCCGCGTTCAGAGGATGCTTATTCACCTTTAACCGATATTGTTACAATGGACCCAAATTACGGGTTGTTTTCGAGAGAAACGCAAGCGCATGAGTTTCGGCACCGTGGTTTGCAAAGGTTGTTGGAAGATTATTTTATGTCGGACCCAGGTCAGTTTAAACGACAGTATGGGGAACCTGCGTTTGATTTAATGGTTAAAATACATAATCAGCAACGTAAACGACCTTTTGGAAAACGTGGTCCTATAGAAGACAGCGTTCACGAGAGAATTGCGGAGATGTTTCAACGGCCTGATGAGTTTTCTTTAGGCACTGTATATGAGACGTCTGATGCGCGTGTTTTTCAGACGCTTGCGGACGCTGAGGCTTATGCGCGAGAGAATCCTGGGGTTGAGTTTAGGGCTTCTGAGATTCGTCCAGATGTTGAAGACACGTTAGAGACGCCTCGTGTGAAGGAGTTTCGTGATTACATGATCAACAAGCTTCGAGGTGAAACTATGCGGGATGGAACGGATGCTGAGTTTGAAGCGGTGCGGGCTATTCAGAATGCGGCGTCGGATGTTTTGGTGGGTAAGTACGCTACTGGAGGCCGTGTGACCATGGGCCTTGGATCTATGAAGAAGGAGGTTTTGTAATGCGGGATCGTGGTGCGTTGGAGCGTGTAGCTCGTCAGATGGCGGAGGCACGTGGGATTGATCCTGATTTGTATGTTCGCTTGATTAATCGGGAGAGTGGTTTTAATCCGGCGGCTCGTGGTGAAGCGGGCGAGTTGGGTTTGGCGCAGGCTATGCCTGAGACGGCGAAGGATCCTGGTCTTGGTGTTAAGCCGTTGCTGGATCGGTTAGATCCGGTGGAGAGTTTGCGTTTTGGTGCGGATTATTTGCAGGCGTTATTGAAGCGGTATGACGGGGATGTTGAGAAGGCGTTGGCGGCGTACAACTTTGGTCTTGGGAACGTGGACAAGGGTCGGGAGTATCCGGCGGGGACGCGTGAATACATTGCGGCGATTATGCAGACGGGAGAGACGGACGAGGATCGGGTTAAGGCTTTGGACGCGTTGCTGGATCGGACGGAGGGGACGCGTCGGGCTCGTCAGCGATTGGGTTTGAATCAGATGCTGGCGGCGATTGCCCCGCCTGAAGTGGAGGCACCGCAGGTTGATTATCGGTCTACGATGGGTAGCCGTGGTTCGGGGTCCACGGCTTTAGGTCGACTAGGCGTTGCTTCGTTGTATGATTTTGGTTAGAATACCGTCAGAGGAGACATTTGATGAATGTTCGACAGGTAATGCCGTTTGGTGGTGGTTTGGGTTCATTCTTTGGAATGGGTGGGTTTAATAGTCCTCAACCGTCTGTTTATAATCCGTTTGATCCAGGTGAGTATGCGAAGTCGTTGGGCATGAGTCGCGAGGACCGCAAGCAGTTTATTCAGGATTACAAGACTGGGAACTTGGGGGATTTGTTTGGAAGCCCGATGCAGGGTGGGAGTAGCATGTTTAACTCGGATGCTCCGATTGAGAAGCGGGTTGGGACTTTGGAGGATGTTGTGCAACGAGGGATGCAGCAACCGATGCCGCAGCCTATGGGAATGATGCCTGGTTACGGTCAGGGCATAATGCCTTTTGCTAATTATGGATTAGCGCAACCACAGAATATGAGGTTTGGATAATGGCTATTGTAATTGGCAAGGACGGGAAGGCGCGTGAGTATCAGGCCTCGGCTCCTGCACCACGGACCATGGAACGTCCTTTTATACCTGACGTACAGGCTGGGGTGGTATCGACGGACGACGGTGCGGTAGTACCTCGTCGCACGGACATTTATGGTCAGGACCATTTGCTGGCGTATATTCGTCCAGACGAGGCGGAATTATTGCAGGGTTTAGGTGGCATGGGGACCCCTGGTCCAGGCGGTCTTCCTCAGTTTGGTTTTTGGGATTCTGTTGACAAAGCTTTGGGCACTAATTTTTCTGGTAACAACCCTCCGGCGGGTGGTTCTGATTCGACGAGCACGGGTACGGGCACTAGCACTAGCACTAGCACCGACACTTCTTCCTCTGGCTCTGTCACTTCATCATCTGACACTAGCACCAGTGACGACACGTCTTCGACGATTGGTCAGGTTTCGAGTACGGGTCAGTATGCGGGGGATGGGTATGAGTGGAAACAGAATCCAGGTGGTTATTTAACTCGGACATATACTGGCGCGGGCAAGGACAACAACCTTGGTACGGATGTTATTCAGGGGGGCACCGCTGGCTCGCAGCTTAAAGAGAAGATCGCGGCGATTTCGCTGGCCCAAGAAAACAAGCCTGAGACTGTGTTTGGAGAAACAAGAGCATCGGCTACGGATTTACCGTTCTTGGATTTGTTCCGCAGCAAAGAAAATTGGGTTGGTTCTGCTAGTTACGCGGATCAGATTGCTAATCAACAACAAGCGGCTGCTGACCAAAATCAAACAGTGACCACGGTTGAGGATCAAGTGTCGACGCCGTCGGATTCCGTTACAGGCGAGACGACCACGGAACCTGCCACCGGAGGCATGTTTGGTTACGGTTATGATTATGACCAAGATGGCACAATCTCCTTTACCGAGTCGTTACGTGACATGACAGACGGCGGAGGTCCAGGGGGGCCGAGCGAAAACCCGCTAAATCCTGTTTATAAAGACGCGGCGGGCAACGAGTTGGGTCAAGGCTTTGGTCGAAGACTACTGGGCGGCATCGGCAGGGACTTAGCTATGGGTTTGACCGCGGGCGTTTTCACTCCGTTGGATCAACAAGCGCAGAAGCTTATTGATGCGGGATATTCTGAAGAGCAGGCGGAAGATTACGTGAATCGTACCAAAGAAAACATGCTTCAGCAGCAGATTCGGCAACAGCAACAGCAACAGAGATCGGATGACGGTGGCTCTGCAACATCTCCCGTGGACCCATGTCCGAAGGGTTACATTATGGATCCTCAGAAGGGCGTTTGTATAATCGACCCAGATGCTGGAGCCGGAGACGACGAGGACGAAGACACCGGATATCAGCCTCCTGCATATACCCCGCCACCTTTGTCTCCGTATTTGGACGTTGGCAATACTGGCGGCGGGTTTGTCTTGCAACCAGGGTCTGAGGACGTGAGTTTCATGCGTCGTTCTGGTCAGTACGCTGGTGGTGGTCAGGTTGGTTTGGGATCTATGAACCCGTTCATGGGTATGTATAAGTTTAGATGAATCTACAGGCCCTACCTGAAGAAGCCTTGAAGGAGATCTTGGCTTTAACCGAGGCCAAGAAGAAGCTGGATCTTCGGGAGGAAGCCTCTGAAAAGTTCATGCCGTTTGCGCATCATGTGTATGAGAACTTCATCGAGGGTCGTCACCATCGGATTATCGCTGAAAAACTTGAACGTGTTGCACGAGGAGAACTCAAGCGGCTTATAATTAATATGCCGCCTCGTCATTCGAAGTCAGAGTTTGCAAGCTACTTGATGCCTGCTTGGTTTCTAGGTAGAAATCCAAAGCTCAAGATCATACAAGCTACGCACAATACGGAGCTTGCGGTACGTTTTGGTCGTAAGGTTCGGGACCTGATTGACGATCCGGCGTACAAAGAGGTGTTTCCTAATACAAATTTGAAGGAGGACAACAAAGGTGCAGGTAAATGGCAGACTGACAAAGGTGGTGAATACTTTGCTGCGGGTGTTGGAGCGGCTGTTACGGGGCGTGGTGCGGACTTGTTTATCATTGACGACCCTCATTCGGAACAAGATGCGTTAAGCGAGACAGCGTTTGACCACGCTTATGAGTGGTATACTTCGGGTCCGAGACAGCGTTTACAACCTGGCGGTGCAATCATTTTAGTTATGACACGCTGGGGCAAGAAGGATTTGACTGGTCGGCTGATCCAAGCGCAAAGTAGCGACATCATGTCGGATCAGTGGGAGGTTGTGGAGTTTCCAGCCATCCTGCCGAGTGAAAAACCGTTGTGGCCCGAGTTCTGGGAGAAGGATGCGCTGCTATCGATCAAGGCGTCTTTGCCTGTATCGAAGTGGAATGCGCAGTGGCAGCAGACACCGACGGCTTCTGAGAGTGCGATTATTAAGCGTGAGTGGTGGAAGTTGTGGGAGAAGGAGGAGATTCCTCCTGTTGATTACATTATACAGGCTTACGATACCGCGTTTTCGAAGAAACAGACCGCTGACTACTCGGCTATTACCACATGGGGGATATTCAGGCCTGAAGAGGGTGGAGCGGACAATATAGTGTTATTGGATGCCCGCAGGGGCAGGTGGAACTTCCCTGAACTGAAGGAGATAGCCTATGAAGAGCACGAATACTGGGAGCCGGACATGGTGTTGGTCGAAGCGAAAGCGACGGGTACACCACTTATTGACGAGTTGCGGCTTCGCGGTGTTCCGGCTTTGGGCTTTTCACCAGGCAAAGGGAACGACAAAGTAACTAGGATGCACATGGTTGCGCCATTATTTGAAGCTGGTATGGTGTGGGCACCCGAAGACAAAAAGTTTACAGACGAAGTCATCGAAGAGGTAGTTTCATTTCCTAATGGCGATCATGATGACTTTTGTGATAGTATGACTTTAGCACTCATGCGTTTTCGCCAAGGAGGATTTGTTTCTTTGCGAGGCGAAGAGGAAGACGAAATGGAATGGAGGCCCCGTAACAGGGTGTATTATTGATGGCATTACCACCTAACATGGTCGTATCAGGGTTAAACCTTGATGATACGGAAGGACTTCCAGACGTAGAGATTCCAATTGATGCTCCGATGGAATTTCCTGGTGGTGCTGAGATTTTCGATGACGGCATGGGCGGTGCGATTGTCCAACCGATGGGCATGGGTTTAGAGGGTGAGGTTATGGGCGAAGAGGCCATGTACAACCACGCCATGAACCTTGCTGAAGTTATGGAGGACAGAGAGCTACAGGAGTTATCTACCGAGCTTCGTGGTTTGTATGAAGACGATTTGGATTCGCGGTCCGAGTGGGAAGAGGCATACACCAAGGGTTTAGACCTGCTTGGGATTAAATATGAGGACCGTACAGAGCCGTTTGAGGGGGCGAGTGGGATTACTCACCCGATGATTTCTGAGAGCGTCACGCAGTTTCAAGCGCAGGCGTACAAGGAAATGTTGCCTGCTGGTGGCCCCGTAAAGACCAAAGTTATTGGTTTACGTGATTTGGGCACTGACGAGCAGGCTGCGCGTGTTAAAGATTTTATGAACTACCAGATCACTGAGGTGATGGAGGAGTTTGATCCAGACACGGATCAGATGTTGTTTTATCTTCCATTGAGTGGTTCTACGTTTAAGAAGGTTTACTTTGACGAAACTAAGCAGCGGGCGGTATCTAAGTTTGTGCCTGCGCAAGACTTGGTTGTTCCGTATTCCGCGTCTGATTTGGCGACAGCGACACGCGTTACGCATGTTCTTCGCATGGACGAGAATGAGGTCCGTAAGCTACAGCTTATGGGTTTTTATCGAGATGTTGAGTTGCCTACTGGCGAGGACAACGAAGAGGATCCTGTTCGCCAAAAGGTCAACGAGTTAGAGGGTATATCAAAGAACTACAGCGACGATGTGCACACCATTTTGGAGATGCATGTTGAGTTAGACTTAGAGCACTTTGAGGATCGTGGGCCGGACGGAGAGCCGACAGGCTTGAAGCTACCTTACGTTGTCACAATGGATTTTGACTCTGGCGAGATATTGGCAGTACGTCGAAACTTTGCAGAGGATGATCCAACCAAGCGCAAACGTCAGTTCTTTGTTCACTACAAGTTTATGCCAGGACTGGGTTTCTACGGCTTTGGTTTGATCCATATGATTGGGGGCCTTGGTCGTGCGGCAACGAGTATTCTGCGTCAGTTGATTGACGCGGGTACGCTTGCCAATCTCCCAGCAGGATTCCAGGCGCGTGGGGGG